TAAGAAAACTCCAGAAAGAAAACCAGATCCTCATAGTAGTAAGAAAGAGACAAAAGCTTTGCCAGCTGGTAAGGAAAGAAAAGCTTTACCTGCATCCAAGGAAACAAAACAGATTAGTGGTACACCAGAGAGGAAGAAAATTGCTCCTTCTCCTCAGAAGAAATCTATTGCAGGAGGAAGTAGTTCCATTGTGAAGAGAACATCTAGTGAACTTGCTCGGAGTCAATAATGCCAGTTAGGAGACCCACAAGAAAACAAGCTTTTGATAAGCAAATCAAAGATAGGAATTTTTTACAACCTATAGGATTTAATTTTCAATTGCAAAGGGCACCTAAGGTTACATTTTTTGGTAATGCAATCAACATTCCAGGAATAGAATTAGGGGTTACTGAACAACCAAGTTATTTGAAGAATATTCCTCTTCCTGGGGATATGATGGAGTTTGGTGATTTGAGTTTAAGATTTTTGGTGGATGAGAATTTAGAGAATTATATAGAGATTCAGAATTGGATGAGAGGGATGGGATTCCCTGAAGATCTAAAGGAAATTTATCATTTACAATTAGACGATAGTGTATTAGATCAACCTAGTAAGAGTCAATTAAATCTTTATTCTGATGCTACTTTAACTGTGTTGAGTAATATCAATATTCCTAAATTTAAAGTTAATTTTCAGAATCTTTTTCCTTATTCATTATCTGCGATTGAATTTGATGCTGGTGTTTCTGATTTAGAATACGTGACAGCGGAGGTCACTTTCAAGTATACTATATACACGATAGAAGTTATTGGGGGCGGTCACTGTCCATAATTTATGATTGATTTGAATGAAATTCAGAGTATGTGGGAAAAAGATTCAAAGATAGATAGAGATAATTTACATGAAGAATCTTTAAATATCCCAGTTCTTCATGCCAAGTATCATGACTTATATAATAATCTTATTCTTCTCAGAAAGAAGGCTGAACAACAGCGGAAGAATATAAGGCATGAAAGGTATGAGTATTTCAGTGGGAAAGCTGATCCAGATGTTTATGCTCAAAATCCCTTTCCTAAAAAAATTAGGGATAAAGATACTATGACTAAGTATTTGGATGCAGATGAAAAACTTTCCAATTCTTCCCTTAAGATAGATTATTATGATACAATGTTGGTATACTTAGAAAGTATTCTTAAGCAGATAACTAATAGAACTTATCAAATTAAAAATGCCATAGAGTTTATGAGATTTAGTGCAGGATTGGGTTAATGAAATCATCTCCGAGAACACCCCATAACTTGGGATGGATAGAAACTATATTAGATAAACATCACATTGATTATATCTGGAAAAGGGTGAAAGAACATCAGCATGATACAAAGGGGAATTTAGCTGGTAATATTAAAGAAAGCTTTGCTCTTACAGATCCAGATGGTTGGTTTTTTACTAATGTATTACGTCACCATATTGATTTTTATTTAAAATCTTTTGGAGAATATCCCATAAGAGATTATGTGCATGGAGGAGTAGAATTACACTTAAAGGATTGGTGGGTTAATTATCAATATAAACATGAGTTTAATCCATACCATCATCATGGAGGAGTGTATTCATTTGTTATTTGGTTAAAAATTCCAACTCATTGGAAAGACCAATTAGAATTACCATTTTTAGAAGGTGTAAAGGAGGAGGATAAAAAAGCATCTAACTTTGAATTCGAATATACTGATATCCAGGGAGGTATTCGTAATTTTGGATATCGTTTAGATCCATCTAGAGAAGGATATATGTTATTTTTTCCAGCAGCCTTAAAGCATACTGTTTATCCCTTCTTTAATTGTGATGAAGCTCGTATTTCTGTAGCTGGTAATTTATGGCTTAAGAGTGTGGAAATGCCAGATGGATTAGATCCAAACCAACTCAATATCAAAATGAAGTCTCCCACAAACCCATAAATACCTCTAGATGAATCGTTATGGGTGGCAGACCTTGTTATTGAAAAGGTAAATGAAGTATATCTAAAAATCAAAACTGAACCTCATATTGAATATGAATTGAGGGATAGATTTACTTTTGAAGTACCAAATAAAAAATTCATGCCTCAGTACAGAAACAAGTACTGGGATGGATACGTTCATCTATACAACCTTAAGACTAAAAGAATCTATGTGGGTCTTTTAGATAAGATTGTGGCGTTTTGTGAGAATCATGGATATAGTTATAAATTTGATAATAATAAATTTTATGGTCTTCCTTTTGAAGTAAATCCAGAGATATCTAAAGAAGGTGTTAGAGAGTATATAAAATCTATTACTAATTTTAAACCAAGAGATTATCAAATAGATGCTGTTTATGATGCATTAAGATACAATCGTAAACTTCTTATATCTCCTACCGCTTCTGGTAAATCTTTGATGATTTATGCTTTAGTTAGATATTTTGTAGCTAAGAAACTAAAGATTCTTTTAGTAGTTCCTACCACTTCATTGGTGGAACAGATGTATAAAGATTTTGAGGATTATGGATGGGATCCTAAAAATCATTGTCATAGAATTTATCAGGGTAGAGAAAGAACAAATGTTAATGAAGTTACCATTACTACTTGGCAGTCTGTCTATAATCTGGAGAGAGGATTCTTCGAAGATTATGATGTTATCATTGGTGATGAAGCGCACCTTTTTAAGAGTAAGTCTCTTGTCAATATTATGGACAAGTTACATCATGCCAAATATAGGTATGGATTTACCGGTACTTTGGATGGCACACAGACTCATAAATGGGTACTAGAAGGACTCTTTGGACCTTCTTATAAGGTTACATCATCCAAAGCTCTTATTGATCAAGGTCATCTTTCTCAATTGGAGATTCAGTGTATAGTATTAAAGTATAAACCTCAAAAGTTTGAAACTTATGAGGATGAAATACAATTTCTTATATCTAATGAGAAGAGAAATAATTTCATCAAGAATCTAGCTATAGACCTTAAAGGTAATACTCTTATTCTTTACAGTAGGGTAGAATCTCATGGTCAGATACTTTATGAAATGATAAATAATTCTGTAGATAAATCTCGTAAAGTCTTTTTTGTTCACGGTGGAGTGGATGCTGAAGAAAGAGAATTGGTGAGGGAAATTACTGAGAAGGAAAAAAATGCAATTATTGTGGCGTCCTATGGGACTTTTAGTACTGGTATTAACATTAAGCGGTTGCACAACGTTATTTTCGCCAGCCCCTCAAAGTCCAGAATTAGAAATCTCCAATCCATTGGCAGAGTCCTTAGAAAAGGCAGAGACAAAGTAAAGGCTAAACTTTATGATATTGCAGACGATTTGACGAAAGGTTCTAGAAAGAACTATACTTTAAATCATTTTATTGAAAGAATAAAAATTTATGTTAAAGAACAATTTAACTATGATATTATAACTATAGACATAAAAGAATAGGAGGAAACAATTTTGATAGAAGATGATTTTTACGCCACTATAAAATTTAAATCAGGCGAAGAAATATATGCCAAAGTAGCTGCTTCAGAAGAAGATAATAGAACTATGCTGATAGTATCTAATCCTATAACCGTAGAAGAAGTTAGGATCAGAGGAAGAATTAGTGGATATAAATTTGAACCCTGGTTAAAGACTAGTAAAGATGATATGTTCATTATTAATCTAGATGATGTTCTTACTTTATCTGAATCTTCCGATATGGAAATGATAGTATATTATCAAGATTTTATTAGAAGAAATAACAAAACAACCCATACCAAATTAGATAGAAAGTTAGGACATTTGGGTACTGTAAATGACGCTAAGAAATCATTAGAAAAATTATTTAATATTGATACAGCTTCTAAAGAGTAGCCGAACCATTCCTTTCATCCTGGACAAAGCTAGTCTACATGTATATTGAGGACTTGTCAACTATTAAATAATATGGTATAGTATTACTCATATAAGTAATTATATCGATGAAGAGAGTTAAAAGGTCCGAACATTATGTGAATAATAAGGAGTTTTTATCTGCTTTAGAGATATATTTCGCTGATGTAGAAAGGGCTAAACTGGAAGGTAGAGAGAAACCAGTTATTCCTAGGTATATTGGAGAGTGTTTTTTAAAGATTGCCAACCATCTATCATATAAGCCAAACTTTGTGAATTATATGTTTAAGGATGATATGATATGTGATGGTATTGAAAATTGTGTAAGATATATTCATAACTTCTCACCAGAAAAGAGTAAGAATCCCTTTGCTTACTTTACTCAAATCATCTATTATGCTTTTCTTCGTAGGATCTCACAAGAGAAGAAACAACTTGAGATTAAGAATAAGATTTTAGAGAAGACTAATTTTGATGAAGTCTTCGATGCTAACGATATGGACGCTTCTAATTATAGTGATTATAATCAAATTAAAGATAACGTCTATTCTAAACTTCGTAACTCATGAAGATTGCTATTATTACTGATCAGCATTTTGGTGCTAGAAAGAATTCTAAGTTGTTCCATAATTATTTTCTGAAATTTTATGAGAATGTTTTCTTTCCTACTTTAGAGGAAGAAGGTATCGATACTATTGTGGATATGGGTGATACCTTTGATAATCGTCATGGAATCAATTTTACATCTTTAGCTTGGGCCAAGAATAATTATTATGACAGATTAAGGGATTATACTGTTCATACTATTATAGGAAATCATACTGCATATTATAAGAATACTAATAAGATAAATTCTATTGATTTGTTATTGAGAGAATA